GGGGTGAGGACTCGGCCGCCGCCTTGGCTGATGACGTAGTCGATCGAAGCGACGAGGCTCGGCGTCGGCAAGTGCCAGCGGCCGGAGAGGTTCGCCTGCACGACCCAGACGTCGGGCGAGTTGTTGGCGCGCATGAGCCATACGTTCATCGTGTCCTCCTCGGACGGTTGCGGGGTAGGGCCGCCGGATAGGCGACGCATGAACTCATCGGCGGGCCAGTTGGGGCCGGGGTCGGTGTGGTCGGTGCCGATGCCTGCGGCGGTGCAGAGGCCGTGCGTTGAGATGCCCGCCTCGCCTGCTCGCAGCTCGGCGACGCCGAGCCAGCGGCGCGGTATTCCGTAACGGTCGCAGAGCGAGCCGACGAGGTTCACGAGTAGGTCGAGCTGCTGGAGCGCGATCGGCTCCCACCAGTCGGTTGAATAGGCGTAGCCGGTCTGCTCGATGCCGATCGACGCGCCGCCTGCGTAGCGGTTGGCGTTGCCGACGTGCCACGCCTCGGCGGGCGGCCTGACGCCGCAGTAAACCTCGGCAGGGTCAATCATGTAATGCGCAGATGCCTGCGGCGAGGTCGGCCCTGCGAACCACTGCGCCACACTGCTGGCCCTGCCGGTTTCCACCGGGCACTCCATCGAATGGATGACGATCAGGCGAGGAGCGCCCGAGGCGGGCGACTGATTGCGGGCGGCGACGTATGGGATGGCGTCAAGGTTCATCAGACAGGAGCGCCAGCGGGGCCGATGTCCACGATGCTGAGCAGGTTCGGGATGAACGTCTGGCTACCTGCGGCGTTCCCGATGGCGCCGAACTTCCATGTGAGCGTGCCGCTGCTCGTGGCGGTGAAGACGAACGCAGTGCTGCGGGTCTCCTGGCTGTTCGTGCTCATGCCGGTGGCCGACTCAAAGGTGGCCCGAATGCCTGCGTAGCTCACGGCGACCGGTGGCGATGCGTTCGTGTAAATCGCTGCGGTATCCATGACGCCCAGGGCGGTGCCGTTATTGAACTCGCCGCCGAAGGTGACGAGGTAGTTCCGGTTATTGACGCTCGTCCAGGTGAAATTGCCCGAGTAGCCAGCAGTTGCCGTAAAGCTGAACGAACTAGGCAGGCCCGAGGTGGCGACGTTGCCCCACGGAAGATTCCACGGCGCCCGCCAGCTCGCGCCGTTGTAGACGTAGAGGCCGTTCGTCGCGTCGCTCGCGGTCAGGGTCGAGACCATGCCCGCTACGCGCGCACTTGTGCCCGTGCTCGGGATCTCGCTTGATCGGTCGGTTGCGTTAGAGAACGGGGTCACGATCTGCTCGCGCACGGTGGTGCCCCATGCGCTCGTGATCGTCGTACCGTCAACGGGTAGGTCAGGCCGCTGAGCCATAGTCGGCTCCTTTCATCGTGGGCGAGCCGAGGCTCACCATGTCCAGGTGACGTCGCCCCATGTGCCCTCGTCCCACCGGGAGAAGGCTTGCGGGCGGTAGGCGGTAGCGCTTGAGAACGTGAGCGAGGTCGTCCAGCGGTCGGCCGTGATCGCGTGCGATATGCCCTCGATAAAGACGTAGCGGCTGATCGTCGTCTGATTCTGCGGCGTGTATTCAACCAGCGCCCCGAGCCGCAGGGCGATAGAGCTTGTGGCGAGCGCATTCCAGAGTCGGCCGTCGGCGTTGTTCGGGTCCAGCGGGTTGAGCCGCACGGACTCGACGCGATGCTCGGGGTCTTTCAGGATCGCTAGGTCACGCCTGGCGAGCATGAGCACGTCGGCGTCGCTCTCGCTGATGAGGTCGCTACGACTCTCGGCACGAGTGCCGTAGAGCTGCTGCGATGCGGCTGCGGCGACTTGCTGCTCGTCGCCGCCGGTGCGCTGGTAGGTGATGAGGTTCCGCACCAGGTCGCCGTTGTAGCTCAGCGAGATATCGGCGTAGGTGAGTGTCGACGAGTCGGTCGGGGCGTCGGAGAAGTGCAGCGCCGGTATGACTCGGCCGTCCTTTTCTACCTGCGAGTTAAAGCCATCGAAGCGGGCCGAGCCGTCGGGAGCGCAGTAGAAGGCGCCGCCCTCGCTGTCGGCGGTCAGGGCGATGAGGCTCTGCGGCGATCCCTCTAGCGTCGTCGCTTGCATCGTGGTTTCGCCGTCGTCAAGGATCATCGGCCAGCGCCAGTCGGCGTCGGTCAAGATGCGCCGAATACGTGCGCCTGCGGTCTCGCCTGCGCCCTGCGGTGAGCGCGCCAGATTGGTGATCGCTGCGAGCTGCGAGTCGTTGCCGACCAGCTCAACGCTGACGGTGGAGTCCTTGCCGTATTGGGCGAAGTTTTCCGACCATGACTGGATCAGCCCGGTGAACAGTTTCCAGCCGGTCGTGATTCCGGCGGCGTTCGTGTACCGGGCGCGAATGCGCATCGGGCGCAGGATGCCGATCTTCTGGTAGTTGTCGCCGTCGGTGTTTGTCGGCGAGTAGTTGCCGCTGCGATTGTCCAGCACGACCGAAGCGCTCGCAGTGTTGTAGCGGTTTGTCTGGCGGCTGAATGCTGCCGAGGTGGAGACGCTGCGCACGTCGGCGGTGATGTCGGTCCAGGTTGTCGTGATCGGCGGCTGCCAGTAGCTCGTCGCCCAGGTGGCGCTGCCCCACTGTGTGAAGGTTCCGGCGGCCGGTGCGCCCGAGGTCTCGGAGATCGTCTGCGTGAAGTCGCCCTCGACGTAGAGCTTCACGCTCCCGCCCCAGCCTGTCGTGCCCATCAGGCCACCGCGAGCGGTAGCGGGCCGTTCCTGCGGATGTAGCGCTGCAGCTCGTCGACGAGCTGGTCGCCGTTGGTGACGTTCGGCAGGGCGACGGTCAGGTTCTGGATGGTGACGCCTGCGCCGCCGCCGCCGCTCATGGCGTGGCTGGTGCTGAGCGAGGTCATCACAGTGCCGCTGCTTGACGGCACGAAAAGCTCCGGCCCCATTTCGCCGACGAGCGTCGGGCGACCGGCGGGCAGGTAGCCGCCGGAGGCTGCATTAGGTATCCAGTTTCCGTTTTCGTCACGATGGTGCGTGCGCAGGAACGGCGACGAACCTTCGCCGCCTTGGCCGGTGGCGATCATCAGCCCCTGCAGAACGCGGAAACGTTCGATAGTTGCTTTCAGCTCTTCGTCATCTGTGCGCACGCCGAACGGGTGCGCCTGCAGCCACTTCGTGACATCGTCAGCGGTGGTCTGGATGCCGGTGATGCGTTCGATCATCACGCGCCCGGCCTCGGTTGACGGGTTGATCCCCAAGATGCGCAGCGAGTCAAGCGCGCCCTCGAATGCTTTAGCGTCGGTGCCAGCGTTCTGATGAGCTACGCCGACTTTCCCGAGAGCGTCAACCAGCCCCAGCCCTGCGTCGATCTGCGCCTCTAAAGCGCTCTGCACCTCGGGCGAGTCGGCGGCGTGGCCCTGCTCTGCCTCGCGCAGCGCCTTGGTCGCCTCGTCAAGATCGCGTCGGCCCTTGGTTACTGCGAAGTAAGGGTCAACGCTCGCGCGCAGCGCATCGCTCGCGTTTTTGATTGATTTTTCAAAACCTTCTTGCGCTGTTTTTGCTTCTTCAGCGCTGACGGTGTTTTCGTCAATCTTGCCGGTGTAGGCGCCAAGTGCCGCAGCGACGGTCGGGAAAACGGTCCCACCTTCGCGCTGCTTGTTGAGCCACGCAAGCGCTTGATCTGCACTTATGCCGGTGGCATCGGCAAGGGCAAGGGCTTGGTCGATCATCAGTTGCATGGCCTCAGCTGTGGCCTCTGCCGACTGGCGAGCGCCGTCGGCGTCGTCTCGCTCCCAGAACCATGAGAAGTGAGACCAGCCGTCGCCTTTTTCCTTGAGTGCTGAAGCTTCGGAGCTAAGTTGCGAGATTGAAGTGCTTAGCGCTCCGATGCCTTGCGCTGCTGCGGTTCCGAATCTGGCGTCGTTGAGTTTATCGGCGGCGGTTTTTGCACTGCTCACGCCCTGCTCGTAGATGCTCCAGATGGCTACGCCAGCGGAAACCGCCAGCGACGCAATGCCGAGCAGCTTTGTGGTCATCTGCGCGGTCGCGCCCATTTCGATATAGGCGGTCTTCGCTTTCTGCACCTGTCCAGCCATGAGCAGAAAAGCGCCGCCAGTGACAAGCACAACGCCGCCCACCACGACGATCGGGCCGATGATGTCGCGCACGGGTCCGGGGATACCTGTAAGCAGCTCGGTGAACTTGGTCAGAATCGGCAGCATTTGGTTGCCGATTTGCACTTTTGCGCCGTTGACGGCGGCGGAGAGTTCGCGCTGCGCCACGATGTTTTTCTTTACGGCGTCGACGTTGTCCTGGCTGAGGACTAGGCCCATCTTGTCGGCCTCGTCGCTTAGCTCCTTGATTCCGTCTCTCCCCTTGAACAGGAACGGCAGCAGGTTGGCACCGGAACGCCCGAACAGGTCAAGCGCTGCGGCCGTGGACTCGGTGCCCGGTCCCATTTTCCGGAACCGGTCGGCGACGTCGCCAAGCACATCGGACATTTTGCGCAGGTTGCCGTCGCTCGTCTTCGCCTCCACGCCAAACTTGCCGAGCTTCTCGGGCGTGTTCGCCATCGTCTTAGAAAGCTTGCCGATGCCGACGGCGAGATCGTCGACGCCGACGCCGGACATCTTGGCGGCGTAGGCGAGCTTGGATGCACTCTCTGCGTTCATGCCGGTATAGCGCTGCAGCTTCATGACCTCGCGCCCGAGATCCGTAGTCGTTGAGGCTGCCGAGATCGCCGTCGCCAGCAGCCCGGTGCCGACGGCCACCATGCCCGCGCCGATTTTCGTAGCGTTCTGCGAAAACTTGGAGACGTCGCCGCCTGCCTTGCCGAGGTTCTTTTCGGTTTCGCCTGCGAGTTTCTTCATCTCCGAGATGGCGCCCGAGGCGTCGCCGGTGATGAGGATCATCAGTTTTTCACTGAGCGCCATAGCGTTAGCCCTTCGGTCGGAGTAGTAGCGCCAGGTCGCCCATGCGCTGACGGCGAGTCACGTCCGGCGGCCAGTGCATGGCGGCGGCGAACTCGCGCAGGTAGTCGTCTAGGGCGCCTAGTCCAAAGGGACCGGCGTCACCTCGGTGCGGCTGATCGCGTCGACCAGCTCGGAGACAGTGAGCGCGCCGAGGCGCGCCTCAACCTCGGCGTGGCTGAGGTTGAGGCGAGACTCAAGGCAGACGCCGACGACTGCGCGGCAGTGATTGGCAGAGCGCACCGGGTCTATTTCGGCCCAGTTGCACGCTGCCGCTTTTTCGATGGCGTAGGCCTCGTTCAGTGTGAGGTCGTCCTCGGTGACGAACAGGTCGCCGAGCTTGAGCTGCCAGCGCATGCCGGTGGCGCTTGACGCGAACCGGCCCTGGATTGCCTCCAGGACTGGCATCAGGTCGCCGTCGTAATCTCCTGCGGCGATGCGCTGCGCGATGTCCTGCGCCGTGTCTTTTTTCCTCGTCTGCTGCGTCACTTGGCTATTGCCTTCCCTAGTCCTGCCGCCTGGCCGAAACCTGCGGCGATTAGTGCCTCTTGCCTTGCGGGTCCGAAACCGTTCGGAGCGATGCGTCGGGCGATCGCCTTCTGCTCTTCCCAGACGGTGCGCTCGCCAGGCGTGCCCGGATGGAACGCATACGGCCGCCAGCCGACGCCGGGGATAGCGAGCGCCTGCGCGCCTTTGCGTTGGTTGACTTTTCCGGAGCGGGTGACCGTGGTCAGCTTCAGCGTGCCGAAGGTGCCCCGAGCGTTACCGCCGAACGCCTGGAGCGTGCCGAGCTCTTTTGCTCGACGCTTGAACGTGGAGCGATAGCCGAGCAACTGCGCGCCGATGACGTGCGCCTTTGTTGGCATGAAGACGAGATGCAAGGCGCCGACGAACCAGACGACTGCCGCCACACTGCCGCGGTAGTTTGACCAAGTTCTATCTCGCACGTTCCACTTTCTGCGCTTGACTTTCTGCGCAGGCGTGAGGCCGTGGCCGGACATGTTGCCGAGCCACGCGAGCTTGACTTGGTAGGCGACCTTGTCGGCTGCCTTCATCTCGGCGTCGTGCATCGTCTTCTCGAAGTTGGCGGCGCTTTTGAGGAGATGGCTCAGACCATCAACGGCCGCCACGACTCAGGAGGTGGCGCGAGTCAGTGCGCCCGAGCGCGGCCAAGTGACCGAGACCATGCTGAGATCGCCGACCTTGCCGCCGAGCTTGTATTGGTTCACGAGGTAGCTCGCCGAGTAGACCGGATTAGTGGCCGAGGTTGCGGCGCTGGTCGCCTTGACGGTGACGGTCACAAGCGTGCCGCGAGCTGCCCAGATGGTGGCGTCGACGGATGAGGCGGCAAAATCGTTCTGCGCCTCGATTGTGATGCTGCCATCCTTCAGGCCGCCGACGCGCGTGTGGTTTCCCGAGGTGCCGAAGTTGGTCGTGTCAATGTCAGCGACCGAGTCGTCGAGGCTCACGCTGGTGACATGATCGGAGAGGTCTACGCCGTTCACGACGATGACGGGGTTGGTGATTACGAAAGCAGCCACGGGCTGACCTCCTGTGTAGGTGTTTGGGGGTGGGTTACTGAATGGCGACGAATGCGGCGTATGTGACCGAGCCGGTCGTGCCTCCCAAGGCACAAGCGACGCGCCAGTAAGCGTCAGTGGTTACGGTGGCGGACGAACCAAACGAACCGCCGGTCGTGCTGCGTGAGAGGCTTACTGACGTGGTGTAAGCACCAGCAGTGCCGGGTGTTGTCGGGTTTCGCTGGCAATTGAACGTCGGCGACCTGTCGCCGGTTATTG